TTTATCAATGGTCAGACCGCTGATGTTGATGCGGTGTTTGCTGATTTCATTGCGTTTGAAAAGGAACGCAGGCGCAGCGTTGTTCGTCTTGATGCCGATATGCAACTAACTGATTTGGCTTGGTTGGCTTGGCACGCGGAAAAGCGGATGGGTAGAACAACTTTGAAGTTTGAACCTGATTGGGTTTCTACTGTGAAAAGTGTGGAAGTTCGCGCGAATGATGACGGTGCTGCCCCTTTGGACAGAAAGTAAGCGATAGGAATTCTGCGCATTGGCAGATTGCTGCGCTTGCTTGCGAAACAGGAATTGCACCACAGCATTTGATTGATGCTGGTGATTTGATGATTGATGCGATGTTTGACTATTTGAAGCATCGTGCGGAAAAGCAAAGACAACGAAGGTAGTACGATTGGCGCACTATGGATGATGTGCGTGTTGATGTTACGGGCGTGAAGGAAACGCTTGCGCAATTACGCAAGTATGACAAGGAACTTTATAAGCAGGTAGCGGAACAGTTGAAGGGGATTGCTCAGCCTTTGGCTGCGGAAGTTGGGCGTTCATTCCCTATGGTTTCCCCGTTGCAACGCTGGCATATTGAAGGTGACCGCCGCGGCAAGTCGCGTATGCCACCGTACAATCCTTCTAAGGCGGCGCGTGGCGTGAAGCCAATCGTCTATTCAGGCAATCGTTTCGTTGGTAAGAATGTGGGCATTCTGCGTTTGCAACAAATGGATGCTGGCGGTCAGGTGTTTGATGGTGCTGGTTCGCAATCGCCGCGTGCGGGGATGGTGCAGAACTTGGACAAGCATCGTGCTACGAAGTCTGCTGGCGGCGGTTTCCGTTCGCGTGTCATGTACGGTGCTACGAAGCGTGGCTTGCCGCAGATTGAAGAAGCAATCAATAAAGCAATAGAAGATTTGAATACGCTGGTTGTGGCACGGATTGTGAGCGGGTACTGATATGGCATTAGGCATCAACATAGTTTCTGCGTTTGATGGGCGCGGTCTTGAAAAGGCTGTGCGCGAATTCGCCAAACTACAAACGACAGGCGAGCGGGCGCAGTTCGCTATTCAGAAAGCGGCTTTGCCTGCGGCTGCTGCATTGGCTGGTTTGGGTTTCGCTGCTGTCAAAGCGACGCAGGCGGCGATGCAAGAAACGCAGGAAATGACGGTGCTTGCATCCACCTTGCGACAGGTGACAGGTGCATCGCAGGCAACGATTGATGCAAACGAAGATTTCTTGTCGTCAATGCAACGCGCGACGATTTACAGCGATAGCGATATGCGACCAGCGTTGGCTTCGCTGGTTCAAGGTTCTGGTGATTTGGCGCGTTCGCAACAGGATTTGCAACTTGCTATGGATATTGCTACGGCTACGGGTATCCCGCTGGTTCAGGTGGCTGATTCTTTGAGCAAGGCTTACAACGGAAACTTCAAATCATTGCGGGCGTTGTCGCCTGCGGTTAGTGACAACATCAAAGAAGGTCAATCGCTTGATGCAATCTTTCAAGAATTGAGCAACACTTTTAGCGGTGCTACTGCGGCGGCTACGGATACCGCAGCAGGAAGGATGAAGCAACTACAAAATCAGGTCGCTGATTTGCAGGAAAGCATTGGAATGACTTTGCTTCCTATTGTGGAAAAGATTGTTCCAATTTTTGCGTCGTTGGCTTCGGCTATAAGCAACAATCAAACAACCTTCCTTGTGATTGTTGGTGCGATTGCCGCATTCAGCGCAGCGATAATTGCGGCTTCTGCTGTCATCAAAGTTCACACAACTTATCAAAAGTTGATGGGGATTGAAGTTGTAAAGAACAGCGCAATCTTCAAAGGTGCTACTACGGCTGCTGTCGGTTTCGGTGGTGCGCTTGGAACGCTGATGGTGGCACAGGCACTTGCCCCGCTTATCAATAATCTGACGGGCGCAACAGGTCGCGCTGATGAAGCGTTCAAGAAAACCGCTGCATCGGTTGATGCTTTTGCAAAGAATGCTGGTAGCGCAGAACAAGTATTGCGTGACTTCATCAATACAGCACAAAAAGATTTGCAGAAGTTTGACCCGATTGGAACGATTGGTGATGTTGCAACTTTTGAGAACTTCGGGCGCGAATTCAAGTTGCTTGCCGATGGCGTGAAACTTGATATTGAAGCAATGGATGAAACCTTCAAACGGTTTGCCAGCGAAAGCCCCGAAGTGGCAGGGCAAATTGTCAATGCGATGAAAGCACAGTTGGCTGTGACAGACCCAACTAGCCGCGCCTACAAAGATTTACAGGCTGCGATTGCACGCTATGAAGGTCAGGTGCGTACCGCTACCGCAGCACAAAACGCATTGAATGGTGTTATTGCAAGCACGCCGCGCGTCATCCCATTGACGGGCGCATTGGCAAGATTGGAAGCACAGACGCAACGCGAATTCATTGCCCGCCAGACTTCATCCAACGCTTTGCAGGAATGGAATGACAAAGCAAAAGAAACATACAGCGGTGCGCAGAAAGCAGCCGCAGCAACACAGACCGCGAAAGAAAAGTTGGAAGAATTCACGGGTGCATTGCGCACGAACTACGATGCGCAACGCTCGCTGAGCAGCGCAGAACGCAACAGGGTTTCGGCAAACAATGCTTTGAAAGCCGCCATTGACAGCACCGCCAAAGCGCAAACCTATTTCAACAATGTTTCCAAAGGATTCCCACGCGACAGCAAGGAAGCGATTGATGCAACGGAACGCTACGCAGATGCGAACCGTCGCCTGCGTGATTCCAATATCCGTCTGCGTGAAGCCACCGAAAACCAGACCAACGCAGAAAAAGAACTTATCCGCCTGCGCCAAATCACCGCGAACGCAGAAGATGTTGCCGATGCCGAACGCAATTTGGAACGGTCAAAGTATCGCGTTGAGGAAGCAAACTTTGCGGTCACCGATGCGGAAGCAAAGTTGGCAGAACTACGCGCTGACCCGAAAGCATCAGCGATTGATATTCGTCGCGCCGAAATTGATTTGGCGGAAGCGAAGTTGGCTGTCAAGGACAGCGTTCGTTCGGTCAGGGAAGCAGAACAGGAACTTGCAAATCAGGTCAATCGCAAGGCAACTGCGGAAGAAATCGCTGAGGCTGAACGCGATTTGCAGAAAGCCAAGATGCAGGTTGTTGATGCTACGGAAGAAGTTGAGAATGCAACCGCCAATGAAATCAAGGCGCAGGAAGTTCTGAACGAAATATTGCATGGGGCGAAGGAAGGAACTGATGCTTATCGTGAAGCATTGGATGAATTGACGCGGGCTAAGGAAACAGAAGAAGGTGCGCGGCTTGCTGTGGCGGAAGCGATTTTGGCGGAAGCAACAGCGACACTTTCGTTGGCTAAGGCAGTTGATGAATTGAATGCGGTGCAAGCCAAAACCCCTGCGGGGATGGTGCGTCGCGGGCAAGAACGATTGGCTGGTGTCAGCACAAGCAATCCTGCGCTTGGCATTTTGAATAGTGGTGGCGGTCAGGGCAACACCACGAACTTCAACATGACGGTGAACGCTGGCATGGGTACGGATGCTGACCAAGTAGCACGCGAAATCATTGATGTGCTGAAATCATATGAGCGCGCGAATGGTGTCATCCCGCTGATTACGGAATATCAGGTTGCTGTTTAGTCATGGCAACCGTTACAGCGTGGGGTGAAACGCTCACCGTTTTGATGGAAATCGGTTTCCCTGTAAATGTTTTTACTTTGGACAGCGCAACCGATGGTGTGTTGGATGATGACTTTTTGGATGGCACTTTGTTGGGTGACGATGTTGCACCGTATGTTCAGAACATTCGTATCACCCGCGGCAGGCAAGACCAACTAGCAAACTTTTCTGCTGGTTCATGTTCCATCACGCTGTTGAATAACGATAGAAGGTTTGACCCGACGAACGAAAGTTCCCCGTATTGGGATGTCTTGCTAGGTCAATCTGGTGTCACGCCACGCCGCAAGGTGACGGTCATCTTGGGAACCGAAACCGTGTTTGTGGGTCGCATCACCGATATTGATTTGTCTTACAACACAGGCAAATCAACTGACATTTCTACGGTGACCATCAACGCTGCGGATGATTTCGTGTTGCTTGCCAACACCGCCACAACGCAAGACCGCACACCGACACAGGAACTTTCTGGTTCGCGTTTGACTTATCTTCTTGACCTGCCAGAAATCGCCTATACGGGAACAAGGGATATTGATTCTGGTACAGCAACATTGGGCGCATATCAGATTGATGCAAACACCAACGCTTTGCAGTATGCGCAAGCGATAGCGGAAAGCGAGCAGGGATATTTCTTTGTTTCCCGTGACGGGAAACTTACCTTCACAGACCGCGTGACCAAAGCATTCGCATCCGCAGTTGCCGCATTTTCAGATGACGAAGGAACAGATATCAAATATCAAACCCTTTCCATCATGTACGGTCAGGAATTCCTATACAACAAAGTTCTTGCTACCCGTGAAGGTGGCACACCACAGATTGCCAATGATGCAGGAAGTCAAGCCGAATACGGGATTAGCACCCTGAACCTGTCAAACCTGCTGCTTGCCGACGATACCGATGCGCAGGATTTGGCAAACGAACTATTGGATTTGTATGCGCAACCCGCGTACAGGTTTGAAGCGATGTCGCTTCTGGTTTCTGCGTTTGATTCTGGAACACGGATATCGTGCAATGAATTAGAACTTGGGGATACGGTTACGGTTGAAAGGAACTATCAGACAGGTTCCCCTGCTCAGGTGGTCAAGTACCAGACGATTGAACGGTTGAATAGGGTCATCACCCCGAATGTTCACAGGCTGGAAATCGCCATGTCGGATGCCTATATCATCTATCCGTTCACGCTGGATGACATCCAATTTGGCATTCTAGACGCTGATAATGCAATCACTTAGTTGCTATGATTGGCACGCATTCATTCAGGAAGTAGGTAACAGGTGGCGATAACAGGAACAAAACTGTTTGCTAGTGGCGAAGTGCTGACCGCTGCCAATGTCAATCAATACCTGATGCGTGGCGTGAAGGTGTTCACGGATGCAACTGCGCGAACGAACGCATACGGTGGTGTTGGGGAACCGACATTGGAAGAAGGCGAATGCAGTTACTTGTTGGATGTGAACGAATTTTCTATTTGGGATGGTGCAGCATGGTCGCCTGTTAGCGGCGGTGCTGATGTTCTTCAAGTTCAAGTGTTCAGTTAGAAAGGCAATTGCAAATGGCAACATTTACCAAAAAGAAACTGTCAGGTTCTACTGATGGCATGGCTATCAAAGTGACAGGTACAAGCACAGCGGCAACCGTTACGGTGCATACTGCTGTTGCTGGAACTACTGTCGGAACCTTTGACGAAATCTGGCTGTATGCAAACAACACTTCCGCTTCATCTGTGAAACTGACAATTGAATGGGGTACTGCTACTGCTGCTGATGGAAACATTGAATTGACCGTGTTACCCGAAGCAGGTTTGGTGACGGTAATCCCTGGACTTATCTTGCAGAACGCAAAAGTTGTGAAGGCTTTTGCTGGTACTGCTGATGTGATTTTGTTGTCGGGTTTCGTGAACGCTATTGAGGCGTAAGTATGGCAACGGCTCGCCGCCAACTTGGATATGTTTCATCGCTAACCACGCAAAGCGTGTTCGTTGAAACATACGGAACCGCAACAGGTGGAAGTTCTGCTTCTCGCACCATCGGTGGCGTGAACTATACGGTTCTAACTTTTTCATCTGACGACAACCTTGTGGTATCAAAGGGTGGTTTGTTTGATGTGCTGCTTGTCGGTGGCGGTGGCGGTGCTGGAACTGATGGTTGGCACGGTGGCGGTGGTGCTGGCGCACTTGTAGGTTTTGCCAGCACGACAACGATTTATTTGGCGGCTGGAACTTATGCGGTGGACATTGGTGCAGGCGGAAGTGTGGGTGCGTGGGATACTTGCGGTGCTGCTTCTTACATCGGCAGCATTATTTCTGCTGCTGGTGGTGGTGGCGGCGGAACAAAGGGTGCTGCAACTGCCGCTTGGGGTCTAAGGGGTTTTAGCGGCGGTAGTGGTGGTGGAAGTATTGAGGTTCAGAACCCGAGCGGTTTTTCTATTGACGAAACATTTGGCAATGACGGCGGTACAGGCAATGGGGTTTCGTCAAGTGCTGGCGGTGGTGGCGGTGGATACGCAAGCGCAGGCAGCAATCAGGCAGGCAACACCACAGGTGGCGCAGGCGGAAACGGTGTAGATGTTTCATCTTGGGGAACATCAGCAAGCACAGACAAT